TTACTGTATCGTCCATCAATGGTATGAAGGCACTTAATTTATCGTCAATTCAAGTATCATCTATCCAATGCAATAATGTATCCACATTAGTACTTGCCGTATCCTCAATTACAACACAATCAGGCCTCTATGTAGCACCCATTCGTCAAAATACAAATCAACTGAATCCACTCTATTACAATAATAATACACAGGAAATCACATACCTATCTACAAACACCGTAACGATAACGCAGCCGCAAATGTTTTTCTATGGAACAACCAGCAACCAACAATATCCCACAGTGAATGTTAGTTATACGAACGGCGCAAATTGGTTAAATTTAGGTACAACGTTCAACGATGCCGGTCGTTTTACGGCAAGCCCAACCCGCATATATGCATCCGGTAACTATTATAGCGCACACAGACGTTATGTATATTCATTAGACACATTTATGAACTCTACGCAAATATCGTTTAGTCCTATCACCGTGTCAGTCAACCCACCAACTGTATTTAAATATGTCGGTACTAGGCTTTTCGCGTGTATGACCGATTTCGGTAATTTGAATTTTACATGTGCAGATGGTGGTACGCTACTTCAACAAATTAGTTCACCCGTCGTGTTTGATGCACCGTGGGGAACTAGATATGGGACAATAGACGTTGCCTACGGCAATGGAAAATATGTACTAGTGGGTCAAGGTGAGGTTTTCAACGGAGCACTGTATAGCAGTGACGGAATCAACTTTCAGAGCACAACTACTAAAACTTTATTTAATGTTGCAAATGGTGGCGCACAATCCATTGGCTCCGATGGTTCAAAATTCATTGCAGGCGCGTTTGCCGAGCGGCCATCAAATACGGATTGTCTACGATGGAGTACAGATGGTGAAAATTGGTATAATACTGGATTTTCTGGAGCGACGAATTTTACAGGAGCCACCTATGGTATAACGTCAATCGTCAATAACGGTAGTTATTGGATGCTTTCCGCCTATTCGAATGTAGATTATCCCATTCGCTATAGTGCAGACGGGTTTGCGTGGCAAAATGTATCAACCGGTATTAATAAAAATTATCATTACAACAATTTGCAATGGAATGGTACGTATTGGTACGCGATGAATGTAAATGGAGTAGCAAATACAATACAATACAGTGCAAATGGTATCAGTTGGAGCAATTGGACAGCACTACCTATAACAACAATTGACCGGTTCTATGCAACCCCCACAAGTACAATAGCATCCTACACGTTTGGAAATGGTGTTATAGGTACACCACAAATTACGGTGAATACTGTTGGAACGTATCAACTGACAGTCCCAGGAACATATAACACAGTAGACATGAGTTTAGTGGGTGGCGGCGGGAGCGGTGGTTTGACCGCTATATACGGCTATGGTGGCGGCGGTGGTGGCTCTGGTTATATTTCTAGTATAAAACTATTTGCAATGCCATACAAATCGTTATTTGTATCAGTGGGTAGTGGTGGGTCCGCACCTGGGGGTGATGATGTAAATGGAAATCCTGGAAATTCCACAATATGTTATGGTATTAATGGAAACAAGTTGCAAATGATTGGATGTGGCGCTGGAGGCGCAGGCGGTTTATCAACGGGTGAGGGTGGAGCAGGTGCATACGGAGGTGGTGGGGGATACCATCCTTCTATCGTGAAAACTGGTGGTGCTGGTACAATAATGAGCGGTGGAAACGGAACATCCGCAAGCGGTGGATATGGTGCGATGAATATAACCGCTGGATTTGGTGGCTCTGGAGGTGGACCATATGGTGGCGGTGGTGGCTCAGCTGATTTAGGTTCCTATGATGTTGGCTCAGGAATATTAGGATGTGGAGGCGGCGGTGGACGCGGTGGTAAACCCGCAGGGAATGGTGGCAATGGGTACTTTAATATGTTTTTTTACTAGTGCTATAGTTGTAAAGTCTAAATACTTTTCAGTTATAAGATTCTTAAGAATCGTAGAACTGAAAAATGGAAAATCGCTGTGCTAATTCGTAAACAGCATACCTCCACGTCCACCAAACACCTTAAATACATTCCATATTGTTATATATGTATAAATATTCATATTCGGTGGCTGGGCTCCGCACCAACCCTGATTCATTGTAAGATACAACTCTTTGCGTGGTATCTTATCCCAATTTGCGCTACCTTGGACTTCATATGTGGTTGGCTCTTGTTTCTGACTGAAACTATACGCGTATACATAACGGTTGTATACAGCAGATTTCGTAAAATGAAACGCTGGCACAAGAGCACGAAACGTACTACCTGTATCGTGAACAACGCGTTCAATATGATTATACATCAAGGTGGCACCTATGATTGGCTCAGAATACGATGTCTGAAAGGCCGGCTTAATCTGCCAGTTATTCTCAAGACGCGGCACGGGCTCTGCATCCGGCCACCATGGACTCACATAAGACGATGGGTTCAGACTATTTACTTGCAGGTCTCGTGTAAACAAAAAGGTCGCATTATAGGTGGCCGTTTCTGGTCGTTGCGCAACCCACATAAACTCCTTTACCGGATTTGCATACGGCATTGGAATACGTACAATCGTATTTCCATTCGTATTCACAGTAGGAACAAGCACGTGTTGAGGAACGCGATAGGTCAACTCCGCTGTACGGAACGGAATTGCTTCCGCCTCCTCCAGACTAATGTATTCCACAAGTGCATAAGCATCCTGTGGGCTCATCCGCACAGGGTTTGTAAAGCCTGGAATAAGTTCTCCTGAAATTCCAACAGTGGATATAGCCATATCGGCATTCATAGAAAAGACTTGGGTCCTTGCCGCCGGATTCGATCGCCACCATCGCGCTCCCTGAATATCCCACAATGTGCCTGGTGTATCCAGCGCTGGGCGGAATCCGATGGTGCGACTATCCACGCGGGCATCGCTATAAAACAGTTGCGAAACAGGACGGAATGTCACATGGACGCGCACAACATCATTGGCGAGTGCCTGAATTGGTAGTGCTTGTGCGTAAATACCGGGTCGGCTCCACCACCACGGTATCGGTACATATACCGTTACGGGCGCTGTCGCCGTTCCTTGAAAGGTCGTTGGACCGAAGGCATTGGGGGCACGCGCAATCATTGCATTCTTGGCCACGGTGGATTCCACTGATTCGTAGAGTTCATCCAGTACTTCCAACAATCGGCTATCCATCGTATCGACTATAACGCCGCCTATTTCGAGTTCAATAAGTTGTACGACAGCGTGCCCCAGACTATTCGTCCAACCGTAGGTGGGTCCCAGGAATGTGCTCGGATTGGCCGCCTTTGCCGCCATTTGCTGCGTATAAATATCCGGCATCACGACCACAAGGGTGTAGCCGGTAACGAGTTCGCCGCGGCGCGGTAGCGTCATACTGACACGCTGGCCGAATTCCGGAGTGCCATCAAAATCTACGCGATTCCATTGCGCGGCCCAGCGCGTTGTTTTACGTAGGACTTTACAGAACTGGTTGATATCGGGATTGCCTAATGGAGGTTGTAATCGCGCATCTTGTAAACCACTTGATACAAGAGTTAAACTTGTAGCAGGTGTTGCAGACATCTTACTTTTAGACCGATAAACATTTGGAATTGGTACCTCAGGAAGCGATTCTGGTGGTCTATAACAACTTACGTTGAATAAAGTTCTTTCAGTGTACGAGCGCTCGGATCGGATGCTCCTGCAATCCATCGTGGCATCCACATACGCGGAATCAGTGTTGTGGCATCCGCACCATATGCATCCTCGAACAGAACACGGTACCAATATGCCTCCTCAGTCTGCGGCGGATTGTGCCACCCCACCGTGATTTGTTTTATGATATCCACTGTAATCCCCTTGGTTTGCGCAAACTCAATACAGCGCTTATACCAACTATCGTGAGTCGCGCTCACACCGTCACTGAACGCTTCCTTCTTACGCCATAGTACATCCGCGGGTAGATAATTGTCTGCCTCAAACGCTTCACGGAGCACCTGTTTTTCCATCTGTGCTCCGCGGCCTTCGGCGTTTGGTTTACGAGGGCGACGAAACTGCGTATCGAGAGCACGCCACGTGGCCACTACATTCTTATCCAAAAAGGGTGTGCGCGGCTCCAGTCCGTGGCTGCTAATGCAGCGATCCGACCGCAGCACGTCGTACAAATGGATTTCCTCTAGAAGTCTCTCTGATTCCGTTTCAAACGCCTCATCACTCGGCGCTGCATAGAAGTAAATGTATCCGCCCCCAATTTCATCGCTTCCGTCGCCATTAAACACCACCTTAATATCCGTATTTTCCTTAATATACTTACCAACCAAGTAATTACCAACACTGGCACGTACGGAAGTAATATCGTAACTCTCAATCGCCCGCACGACTGTTGGTATCGCGTCCAGAAAATCCTTGGGCTCCACTACGATTTCGTGATGGATGCTATGGATATGCTCGGCAACAAGTTTGGCATACTTTAGGTCGGTGCTTCCTGGCATACCAATGCTGAAGGTCGTAAGACGCTTGCCATCCTTGGCGAGTTCGCGCGCGGCAATCGCGGCAATCAAACTGCTATCTACGCCGCCACTCAGAAGTGCACCAATCGGGCGGTCGCTCAGAAGACGCTTATCGACTGCTGCAATAAGAGAGGCGCGTAGGGCACGCTGGGCCTCCTTCAAATTAGGGTGCCCCGTAAAATGCGCCAACTTGACGGTCGGAATCGTATGATAACGGCGCTCCTCGACAAGGATTCCGTTCATATCATATATACGATAGGTGCCTGGCGGGAACGGCGTAATAGACGTGTATCCTGGAGGAACGCCTTTGATCTCCGAACTCCAAACAATACTTCCATCGGCGTAGTGTGCTTGAAATAGGGGGCGGACACCGTAAGGGTCGCGGGCTACAAACACGCGGCGCGAGGTCTTATCCACGATAACCATAGCAAAGACACCGTCCAAGGTGCGGCATAACTCGACGGCAGTGAGGAGTTTGTACAACGGCGGAAGTACAGCGCAGTCGCTCGTGCCGGCTACAAGATTAAGACTATGACGTGCCGCAAGTTCTTTGTAATTATAAATCTCTCCGTTACAGACTGTGTGAATACCACCGTCTGTAAACGGCTGGTGTCCCGCCGGAGTCAAACCATTGATTGCAAGGCGCGTAAATCCAAGAAGCATACCAGAAATATCTGTGCCTAGCGCTGCGTATTCGGGGCCTCGCGCCTTCAGAGCATCGAGATACGCGCGAATCGCTGGCTGTGCGGAAAGAGGGCCAAGGACTGCCCAAATACCACACATAGTTCTGGTATGATAACAATACAATACTTTAAGTTGTTATACGCATTGAAAAAATTGTATTTTGTTTTTTGGTTTTTATATTTTTTGTTTTTTTTGTTTTTTTGGTTTTTTGGTTTTGTTTTATGCAGTGGAGGGAGTACGCTG